TGTAATAATTCACGCGCTTGATCTACGTAATCATCTACTTTTTCTTTATGTACATCTTTGATGATGGGTTTGTAGAAATCAACTACTATATCTGAAACTTTTGCGGCTGTATCTTCCCACAAACTTTCATGCTTAGGCTCTTGACCTTTTTTCTTCATGCTTATTGCTATCGCCGCTTGTTGTGCAGGGTTGGCTGCTTCGTCTACAGTTTCATTACCCATGCCTGTGTCAAGCAACTTGATGACGTTTGCTGTCAATTTAGGATTCTTCTGTGTTGCTGGATATAGGCTCATGACCATTGCTGACTTTTGCTTGTCATTCAACGAAGGCCATGCGTTACGTATCTCGGTAGCACTCTTGATGCCGGGTCCAAACTCTACTGTAGGCAAGTATGCCATGTAAGCATGTTTGCTGAATGGCTGTAGATTTTTACCAGTATATGGCTGAAAGTAACTCGGGGTACCATCTTTCTTTGTGCCACCTGGTTTAGGTTGTTCGTTTCTATCTTTCTCGCTACGGACGAATATCAATACATCACTGTCAGGATCATATTGACTTGTGATCTCTTCTGCTTTAAATGGACTTTTTACTTGTACGAAACGACCAGGGGCAACACCTGCAAGTTTTGCTAATTTTTCTTTGATAGCAAAGGGAAATGGTCTTGTCTTTGTATCGTTAGTGGCTGCAACATAGACATCAGCACCGGGAAAGGCTTCTAATGCACTCTTATATAATGCATAATGTCCCGCATGAAATGGGTGAAAACCACCTGGCATGACGACTATCTGTTTCATATTAATAACTCAATTTAACAAAACTAACTACACCACCGGCAAAGTCTTGAATCTTTGCTCTCATATATACGAAATTACCTTCGATGTTTGTGTATATGCTAGCGTTGCTTGAATCGTATGGCTCTGAACCATTAGCGGCATTAGCATTGGCTACTAGTTCATAGACTTTGAACCATTCTGCATTCGACACATTGCTATTCAATGACGCTTCTATAATGATATTACCCGAGCAATTTTCCAACTTGATGTTGACAGTCTGTAGGTCTTGATTACCAAGATAATAAGCGGCAGCAGGTTGTGCGTTCCCTGTCACTGTATAGACATTACCTGTACCGCCACCATCATATGTGGTCTGTGGTAATAGTTCGAGGATAGTTACCTGGCTCACGCTTTCACCGCCTCAACGACAATACCTTCACCGGCAAGTTCTTGTGCTACTTGCTCTAGTGCGGCTAATACTTCCGCTCCGGCGATATCAGCGCCGTCTTTGTCATTATCCTTGACGATTTTGCTGAACTTGATTACAACAACATCTTCTACGATTTTAGCCATAAATACTCCATTCTATTAGAGTATTTATCTATGTCACTCTTCTTTCTTCAAGGAATATGTCTTGGCTAATAGATCATTAAACCAAATGCCTAATATGGTCAACATACTAGGATCATTATAGTCTATATAATACGATGTATGCATGTATCTATAAGGACTGCGTGAATATTTATTCATGAATCGAACCATGCCCGGGCTGAAATTTAGTTTATCCCCGTACATTTCTATCAGGCTATTTACATTATCACTGAAATCAATAGGGACTTTCCTACCCTTAAAGAACGTCCTATACTTGTATTTAGGCTCTTTCTTAAAATACAATACGTCTGTCTTTTCTACTATGGCTTCAGAGTATATAGGTTCAGGATCAATATCAGTCAGCGTTTTAAGTAATTCTAAATCATTGCTAAAGAAACTAATGTGGTTGCCCTGAATCCTATGCATGTATTTGTCAGGATCCTTTTCGTCTCTCCACGTGAATAACTTATGTATTTGTTCAAAGTCGATATAATCATAGGTTTCTTCAAACTTACTATTCATCACTTGTATTCTATAATGATTTCTGCTTGCCTTAGTGTTTTCTAGTTTTTTCTTGAACTCTTCAATATTTCTAGTATAATAGGTGTAGCAGGCTCCCATCACATGACATTGTGCGCGATATCTATATTTCGAAAAATATAGACTGGTTCGATTATCAATTTTCAACTGTGATGATTCCATCTTCTCCTACCTTTGCTACCATTTTATTCATGATAGCGAATTCAATAGTATCATTAACCACATTTGCTATGATATTAGCATTATTGATCTTTTGAAAGAGAATCTTCTTTGATAATGGTACGCGCAACAATTCATCAATCTTACGTGCAAGAGGACGTGCGCCCATCTTACTATCATAACCTTGTTCAGCAAGATATTCTACAGCAGGTTCGCTGAGATTCAGTGTGATGTTATGCTTGTCAAGCAAGTTCTTTTTGAGGTCGTCAGTGAACTTGATGACGATCTTCTTGATACTAAGCAAATCCAACTTCTTGAATTTACACAACTTGTCAAGACGATTTCTAAATTCAGGCTTGAAGAAGTCCTTGAATGCCTTGTCATCTTCACCTGTCTTAGCCATGTCACCGAAACCTATAGCAAGACGCTCACCATCTGCGCTACCTAAGTTACTGGTCATGATAATGATAGTGTTCTTACAACTCACTTCCTTGCCATTACTACCTGTGACGCGGCCTTCATCAAGGATCTGTAAGAAGATATTGAAGATATCTGGGTGAGCCTTCTCGACCTCATCAAACAACATGATACTATGTGGGTTCTTGCTCAAGTCGCTGATCAAACGACCACCTTGAACTTGACTGTCGCCGAAACCAACATATCCGGGAGGGGGACCGATCAATGAACTTACTGTGTGTTTTTCACTATATTCACTCATGTCATACTTCAGCAAAGGCATGTCGAGATTTTTGCTCAACAGTTTTGCTAGTTCGGTCTTGCCAGTACCAGTTGGACCTAAGAACAAGAAACTTGCGATAGGCTTTGTTTCGTTGTTGATTCCGGCGAAACTAACGTAAACACGATCAAGCACTTCATCTACTGCTTCGTCTTGACCATATAGTTTAGCCTTGACATTTGTTTCAAGGTTTGTGATGCGATCAAAGTTATCGCCTGACAACTTATCAGCAGGAACTCCAGTGAACTTCTCTACTTGATCAAAAATCAATTGCTTAGTGATGTCTGCACCCTTGTTCTCAAGCACACGCTGTTTAGCACATGCCGCATCAAGCAAGTCGATGCTCTTGTCGGGATTTTTGCGATCATGGATATAACGACCTGCCATCTCTACCGCGCTTTCGATTGCTTCATCAGTGATTTTTACATCATGGAAATCATTCAGTCGTTCGCTCAATCCACGCAAGATACGAATAGTAGTATCAGTGGTAGGCTCATCGATACTTACACGATAGAATCTACGCATGAGTGCGCGATCCTTCTCAAAACTCTCATAGTAATCTTCCCAAGTCGTGCTTGCGATGATCTTCAATGTGCCTTTAGTGATAGCAGGCTTGATCATGTTAGCAAAGTCAACAGATCCGTTGCTTGAAGTGCCTGCGCTTTGCATCATATGTGCTTCGTCAATGAATAGGATAGCCTTCTTTTTAGTATTGAGTGCTTCCATGACCTGCTTGACCTTCTCTTCAAAGTCACCGCGATAGCGACTACCGGCTAACAGACTACCGATCTCAAGGCTATACAACTCATGACCTTTCAAGAATTCAGGTACTTCATCATTGACGATAGCGCGGGCGATACCTTCAACGATAGCAGTCTTACCTACGCCCGGATCACCGACCATCAACACATTGCTCTTGAAACGCTTGGCTAATACGTTGACGATATCATCGATCTCTTTATGGCGACCGATCAACGGTTCAAGTTTATCTTGTCGTGCAAGAGTAGTGAGATTGATCGTATGTTCTTCGAGGATCTCTTCTGCTTGAGTCTCGGTCAAGTTATTACCAGTCTCTCCGCCCTTGTAATGCTTTTGCCAGTAAGGGAAGAATTCTTGTTTAGTTACACCATACTTTAGCAAGAAGTAATGCGCGTGGCTATTGCTCTCGCTAGCCATGCTCAAGTAAAGATCGATTGTAGTCACAGTCCTACGACCGCTGAACAATACTTGAGTAACTGAACGATTCATAACTCGTTCAAGGCTATTCGTCTTTTTAGGAATAGTGTTAGGTTCTTTTGCTACAATCGATTGTAGGCTCTTGATGTATGCCGCGACCTCAGCAGACATTAGGTCAACATCTATACCATAACCTACCATGCACTTTTTAAATGGTGCGAATGTGACTAGAGCCAACAACAAGTGTTCTACTGTCACATATTCGTGATTATGTTCTTTAGCAAACGTGATCGCTTGCTCAATGATGTTTTCAATTTCGGGTGAATGATTCATAAGCCTCTCTTTTAAAAATATTTAGTTTGTGCGACTGCGCAAAATACTATCTATGATTGTGTTGTCTATTGTATCAGGAATAAAAGGTTTAAGCAAGATATATTGGTCTCCGTAAGACTGTGTATTAACGATGGGCATACCTTGTCCTGAAATGCGTATATTCTGATATGGTTGTGTTTTGGGTTTGATAGTGACTATCAATTCTTTCCCCGATATAGTTTTAAAATGAAATTCTGAACCTGCTATCAAGTCTAATACGCTTATGCTGTGATTGCAATATAAGTCATTTCCTTTTCTATCAAATCGTAGATCATGGGTTATATTAAATTCTACGATCAACATACCATTATCCATGACATTATCAAATCGCATTTGATCACCTTGATTGACACCCTTGGGTACTTTGATATCTATTATCTTCTTACCAGCCATAGTGCTTAATTCTAACAGTTTATTAGTGCCTTGATAAGCGTCCTGTAATGTGATATCTACGCGGGTCCTATATATTTGCTTTCTTGGACCTCTAGGACCATTATGCTGACCTTGGAACATCTGTCCAAATATGTCATTTAAATCAAAACCTTGTGTATGGAAATTAAAGCCTCCCGGGAATCCTTGCGGCTGAGGATTATCGTATTGTGCTTTTTTATCTGTGTCGCTGAGTATGCTATACGCTTCTTGTATATCTTGGAACTTAGCCTTGTCTCCGCCCTTGTCAGGGTGATGCTGACTTGCTAATTTTCTATATGCTTTTTTGATTTCATCAGGAGTAGCATTTTTGCTGACGCCCAATGTCGCGTAATGGTCCATGCATTATTGTATAAAAAACAAATGATATTGTCAAGCTATATGATCATTTTCTGTCTTGCTAGTGATCGACCATTTACCTGCGAATTTTTCTAATCCAGTAAAACCCAATCCTGCAATAACGATCCACATCATGCTATCAAAAATACCTTGTGTGACATTGTAATCACTAAACAAGTCTACGAAAAAGGCTACTACACAACATATGAAAGCCAAAAGTGCTATCACTCTTTTGCTTGATAATGCAGAGTCATCGTGACTGTCTGCTAACATGCTTTTTAGATTAGATAGAACTGTTTCCCACATCTTATAGTCCTGCTTTGCTAATGAATTTTCTTATCTCTTCATCAACATCGTATATCTTTTTGCGCCCAATACCTGCTATTTGACGCATCTCGTTTAACTCTTCTTCGTCATCTTCTAATTTTTTATAATCATTGGGAGATAATACCATGACTTGTTTCAACATATTGACATCGGCATCATAATCTTCATCTTTGATAGTGACTGTATAATCTTTGGCTTTGATATCAGTCAACGTATCCAAGTCTTCTAGTATCTGTATGATTTTTTCAGGGATATTTGATCTACGTTTCATCTCAACGAATACTAACCATTTGCCTGGTTCGATCTCTCCGTCGCTAACGCTAGCATCTAATATATAATCATATCCAATCTCAAGCCACGCTACCAAGTCTTCTGCTGATAACTTGCTATTGGTCTTGAATGTGAGTGTCACGATATCACTATCTTTACCCATCTTAGCCGCATATTCATCGACTGTGATCTTAGGGTCAATTTGACCCTTCATGTCGTGATAATCTAAACCTTCATTTAATCTCATAGTTTTGCCTTACACAGTAGTCTGGGCTATCTGCGTATCTTGTTGTTCTGTTTCTTCTTCACCGCCTACACCTTGCTTATCTAAGTCTTCTGAATAAGCATCGTCTAGTTCATCTAGGTCAATAGTGTTACCTGCAAGATCCACTGATCCTTCTTTGATGTCATCCATTAGGTCATTAGGAATAGTGATCTTTACTAGCCATACTTTACGCTTTGCACCTTTTGGGTAATTAGTGCCGGGCACCAGATCATCATAATTTTTAACTTCTACTGGGACTTCGATCTCTGTCTTTGTCCATTTTACGTCACATCCTACAGCAAGCATTCTTTTGACTGCTCTTGGATCCGGCATGAGTTTATAGGGCCACATGAACATGCAACTAGTAGAATAACGCCCAACATCAGGGCCTTGTACTAATTCACCTATCTCCCAATTTTTGAAAGCATAGATGTCTAATTCGTCTATCACACGTTCGAAATCTAAAACCATGGACATAGAACCATCGCTAGTCATGATACCTTTTACGGTACTAACTATGCTGACGAAATCTACGTCATTAAACCAATTATCTGCAACTTTATGGGTCATATTGTATTTATCACTAGAAAGGATATACCTGAGTATTTGAACGTTCAGGGTACAGTGATATATTTATCATAAAATCATAGTCAAACAGATAGCAATTAATACACGAAATAGATCCTTAAATACTTCAGAGATAGCGATACAAGTTATCTCTATCTCTACAATCAACATACAGGAGATTTACGCTTGAGCAAGAGAAAAACCGGCGCTTTAAGAAAAGAACAAAACCAGCATATGAGAAATTATCAAAAAAACTTCCATGTCGCAGAAACTATAGATTTCAAAGAGGAGTACAAGCGACAGCGAAAACAGATCGAACTGCTACCGCAGTCAGTCAATCAAGAAAAATATATCCTATCACTAATCGACAGAGACTTAGACATCGTAGTTGTATCCGGTCCGGCTGGCACTGGAAAAACATACTTGGCGATGCTAGCCGCGATCAAGTCCCTCAGAAACGGAGACTGCGATAAGATCATATTGACTAGACCTGCGGTAGCGGTCGATGACGAAAAGCACGGGTTTCTACCTGGTGATCTTAACAGCAAGATGGAACCTTGGGTTCGTCCATTACTTGATGTGCTTAGAGAATACTATAGCACTAAAGAATTGGAACACATGCTAAATGAGCAAATCATTGAAATCACTCCATTGGCATTCTGCCGTGGTCGAAACTTTAAGAAAGCATGGGTTATATTGGATGAGGCACAGAATGCTACCCCGAGTCAAATGAAAATGCTGATGACACGCATATGTGACGGAAGCAAGATTGTTATCACGGGTGACATCGAACAGACTGACAGACGAACCGCTGACAATGGTTTACTTGACTTAACAAGCAAACTTCAACAGAAACCTGTACCTGGTATCGGTGTGTGTGAGTTTGAGAAGAAAGATATAAGAAGACACAAAATCATAGAACATATCCTAAGACTTTATAATTAAAAAAACGGGGAAGTTATTTCCCCGTTTCTCTTCGTTTAGCCATTTCAGGCCCTTCTTTCTCAAGTTGGGCTATGATCTGTGGATATACCTTTTTGTAGTATTCATGCAATTGATCAAAAGACCTATCTAATCTATTTCCTTCTACCACACATTTTTCTATTTTACGCAAACCATAATCAAGTATGATGTTACTCTGAGTCAAGTCGCTAGTGCGCACACGCTTGACGAATCTTGCCTGCTCATCAATCTGCCCGCCGGGCTTACGTAAGAATGATATTAAAAGATAGCGCATGTTACTGCTTGTCAAATGTCAGATCGATTGTGCCACCTTGCTCAAATTGATTCCAAGCAAGTAATTCTTTGCCACCATTAGTAGTCTGCACAAATATATTATAATTTGCGTTCGCGGTCATCTTGATAGTTTGTGCATTAGGATCCATCCAACCACGATCTACCCATACACCTGCTGTTGGTCCAAAACTTGCACTACCCTGCATGAACCAAACGTTTGGCTGCTGCCAGAACTTCAATGCATTAGTGTTATTTGGATCACTAGTAGTGTTTGACCAACTTTGACCGGGATTGATAGTAGTGAGGTCTCCGGTAGTATTATGTGTGACCGTAATATTGTAGTCTGTATTATTGTGAATAGTTAATGTTGCTTGCCAAGTCATTGTGTTTCTCCTATGTTCTATTTACTAGATTAAGAAGTTATTTCAATTAATGTCGCTGCCAAACTAATCTCAGGAATACCAACAAGAGGAAGATTCGCTAGACCATTACGGATATGAATGATCGCTGTATCTTTCGCTTGATTCGTGTTACCCCACAAGTCAATATTATCATACATCCACTTATAGACATCTTCGATTCGTGTAGGATAGATCGCCACATACTCCATCAATGTTTGGCGACCTTCTATGACCTTACCATCTTTGAAATATCCCACAGCCTTCAACAACAACTCATCTTCATTGCTTGCTTCATTGTTGGGCTTAGTCAACTTTCCAGTAATGCTATTAGACTGTAACTGATTCAAACATTTACGTAAGTCCGGATATGTAGCACGAACATATAGATCCAAGATATCTAAATCAAATTCTACGTTCTCAGTAACTAATACTGTAGCGGCTCTTGCTGTGAATTCAGTCATATCAGTCTTGCTGATATGAAACTCATGGCATCGTGACTTTAGTGCAGGAATGATCTTGTGACGATAGTTACAAGTTAGGATATAGCGCACAGTCATGTGATACGCTTCCATATCATTTCTCAAGGCGGCTTGCGCCGGGGGTGTTAAGTAGTCCGCTTCGTCTAACAGCACTACCTTGAACTTGCCAAAAGGCATAGTCTGCACAAAACTATTGATCTTTTCACGTAGCATGTCGATGCCATTCTCGCGGCTTGCATTGATCTCAAGCACATCGAAATCTTCGACACCTAGTTCCTTGATCAAGACCTTAGCGAGAGTAGTTTTACCAGTACCGGGCTCACCACTCAATAATAGATGCGGTATGCTCTCTTCTTTGATCCAATGTTCTACTGTTTGCTTTTGCTGGCTGTCAACAAAAACATATTCTTCGACCTTGTTAGGACGATATTTTTCTACCCAAAGATTATTTTTCATTCTTTCCTATCACCAAAAAGTTGTAGTAACGATAAGAATATATTAATGAAATTCAAGTACAATGTCAATGCTCCCTGGACTTCCTCGACATGATCACTGCTAGAAGTGGTAACAATCTCTCTGATACGCTGTGTATCATATGCGGTCAAGCCCAAGAAAATAACAATAGCCAAAGCACTGATAACCATCTGAAACACTGTGCTACCCACAAAGATGTTGATTATGCTGGCAATGATGATAGCAATCAGTCCCACGAACATGAATTGCCCAATGCTCGTCAAGTCTTTCTTAGTGAAGTAACCATAGAAACTCATAGTGCCGAAAAGAACGGCTGCTCCCATGAATGCGCTGACAATCGATCCCATATTAAATATGGCAAAGATTGTAGCAAAACTCAGACCCATCAATGCCGCAAAACCATGCAACAATAATTGAGCCATTCCTGCGCTAGGTCTAGCGTTCAATACGATTGTGACACCAAAGACTGCTACTAATGGTGCGAAAATCACAACCCACTTAGTAAATCCTGTAAAAAAGAATTGCAGTAGTTCGGGACTTGTTCCCACAAGATAACTGACGATCATTGATGTCAGTACGGCAAGGCCCATGTGCTGATAAACCTTTGCCATAGCAAGATTGATCTCGCTTGCTGATTTGTATGGGTGTGATACTGTATACATTTTTTTCTCCTTAATATTCTTTATCACTCATTGTATAATCTGCGACCGGTTCATCGCTGACTAATAAGATGTCATTGGGATCCACTTTACGTATGATCTGTTCACCATTTTCATCTTCTATCTTGATACCACGAGTCCATCGTCCATGCGTTATCATGATATATTGACCTACTTGCACATCTTTCTGTTCAGGGCCTACTGCATAGACCTTGCCCCAACGAGGTCTGATGCCTACGCTTTTAGTGTCATCATTACGCAACAGGATGCCGCCGGCAGTGATACGTTCGCCGAAATGCATCTCGCTCACGATGATAGTGTCATTCAATGGTACTAGTTTGTTTACTTTGTACGGGTTGATGTTAGCCATAAATTAATTTTTGCCTTCTTTTGCTTTGATCTGTTCTACTTCTAGATCGTCATTAAATGACGATTCCAAATCTAGTTCATCTTTAGTAAGTTCTGGTTTTGGTCGAACTTGTTGTATCGGAGCCTGTTGCTTTTTCACAGGTTGTGCTGATTTGTTTCCTACTGTTTTCTGATATCGTTCGCCCACTTTTTGTGTAGCAGGAACTATTATCTTTCCTGTAGAATCTATAGTGTCGCCGCGGGCATTAACTTTCATGTTACCCACTGCACGTACACGCTCATTTTTAGCGGCTAAAGATGTGATGTCAACCATCTTTCCCTGCGCACTTCTATATTGTTTCATATTAATTCCTCACTTTAAGAATTCTTCGATGCTAAGATCGTAATAAAGACTATTTATTTTATGTATCCCTATAAGATACAAAACAAAACTACTAACGCTACTACCGCGACCTACGCCCCAGATTATGTTGTTTTCGCGCATGGTATCTACAAGATACTTTAGATATTTCAATAGATCGAACATATCACGCTCTTGGAACAATAATAGTTCCATACCTGCGCGTTGCAATTCACTATCGTCTTGGCATTGTTCTAATACAAACTGGGCTATGTCCATGTCTTTGTATTGTTGTGGCATATGCCAATTGTTTTGATTTTTGATATCGAACTCTGCGACCGAAACTTTAGGATCAGTATATAATGTAATATCTGGTACAGTAGACAAATTTAAATTGTCTGTAAACTGTATCTGTTCTTCAGACAAAAATCTATTAAAAGTTTTTTCGGGATCTTTCAGGTACAGGTCGCAGAGATCATTCTCAGTGAATATAATTTGACCATATACATCATTACGCATGTTGTAATGATATACTATTCTTTGCTCCAAGTCAACTCTAATTCAGCCCAATCATCAGATTTATGGTCATGAAGATTAACGATCTTGTCTTTTTTGGTCTTCTTAGTTTCTGTGCAAAGAGTGGGTAAATTCCACCAGTGATTACCATTGAATTCTGCTTGTGCTGTTTCTGCGGCTAATTCAAATTTTATAAGATTGCTTAGTTTGCTACCGAATACTATGTCAGTCATCACTATTTTGTTTTCCATAATAGCATTACACTTGTTCATAAGAATCAATCCTATGATCTGATCATATGGTTCTTCGGGTATAGTACAGACTTTCATGCCTGCATTTTTATATTTTTCGATAGCCTCTTTTTCTTTGTCACAGATAAAGATTACATCTTCTATTGTGCTACCTATAAAATGTGAGATTCTTTCTATCGCTATATTTTGATTATCTGAATCTAAACTATCAATAGTCATTATGGCATTCATTTCGTAAAGATTCACCATATACTTGCCATTAAAGTGTACAGCAGTCATGAATGTAAATTCTTTCTGTATTTTGTTTGACATTTTATTTCTCTTTTGTGATCCTAACTTGTCCTTCGATATTTTGTTTCTTGATCATAGAATCTATCTTTGTTTGATATTCTTTTCTGTAACTATCTAAAGCCATGTTTAGTTGTTGTATTAAGGCGCTATTGCCTGTGCGATAGGCAAAAGTTAATTTCTGATGTAGACTAGAAATCGTGTCCTGTATCTGTTCTATGGTTTTATCGCTTAGATCATTGATGAATGGATGTTCCATATATTAGAAAGGTTGTAGTGGAGTCCTTCTGAATATATCAGGGCCATCATATACTGTAACATCTATAGGTAAACTTGGGGTAGTTGCGAATGTTGCTACGTTTTGATATGTAGGACCTGCTATACCGTTGTATCTAGTTTCGCTGATTGTGATATCTGAGCCAGATACTGACTTGATATAATAAACTTTGTTCGATTCAATATTAGCGTTCGCTAATCCGACGCCACCAAATATAACTGGATAGTTGACTGCTACGTTACCAGTGCTTGAACTTATAGTGATCACATTAGGTGCAGTAGTGCTACCTATATTTTTGTTATATGCTTCAGCAGAATAATTATCTACTGCAACATACATATATTGTACAGGATTTAACAACATTGTTGTTCCTGTCGCATTTGCGGCAATAGCGATGTTACTACCGCCTATAGTGCTTGACAAAGTAAATGTCGTATTACTTACTACGTTTCTAACGTAGTATGTGTTGCCTACTGCAACGTTTGATTCTAAACTAACCCCTGTGAACACAACTGGTAACCCAGTATAAAGTGTTGCAGTATTAGAAGTAGTGAAATAAGGATTAGTATTCGCTCCGGTAACTACTAACTGTGAGGTACCGGCATCAATACAAACTGTCCCTACCACATCACCTAGTTGTCCTGTGCTAGGAGGTGTTCTTTTCTGTATCTGATTAGTCTGGAAAGGTCTATTGATTGGTTGAACATAAAGTGTGTTACCGCAATCAACTGTCGTGATCAATAGATTTAACTGTGTGCAATCATAAGGGAACGTTAGTGTCGCTAGACCATTTGCGTCGGCGCTGTTCTCTACTAGTTTCCATCCATAATTTTCACTGAACTGTGCTTCAGTAGGAAATGTTATAGAGAAGTCGGCAGAGTTATTTGGACGCCCTAGTTGTAATGTAACATTACTAACAGTGTTAGTAGGAGCCCAACTACCGAAATCTAAGAAAATATTACCTGCCAGATTACCATACTGCATATCACCTAATGTGAGATCAACGGTTACTGTACCCGTGATAGCATTGCCTAGATTGTATGTGGTAGCACGAAAACCTAATGTGCTTGCGTTTGATATGAGTGTGTTAGCCATATCGTTATTCAACGTGCTATTGGCTAATGCTGATTTCAATACTACTTTGTTCTGTAGATCCGTGATCTCACTGCTAGCAAGATTTAAATTTTGCTTGATGGCGGCAAAGTTATTACGGAACCCCTGAGTGCTATTGTTCTGCCCAGGAATCGGGTAATTGACATCTATTCCGTTTGTGTTTATCGTACTCATATCGAATTGTTATCCTATTGTATTTATTATACCGAGAATATCACAAATTATATTGTGTCTTGGTAGGTAGTATGGTTTTTTGTGGGAACAAGACATAGAAATCTTGACTGTCCGACGGATTAGGTACAGGTGTTCCGCTTGGGTATCTAGTCCATGCTTTTGGTTCTAGTAGCGTGTCAAAATTATATGTCAACGTCTTACCTACTGTGAATCTATCTATCTTGAAATTGATCTGGTTCAATGTATATGGCCAGTTGCTTTCGATGGTCTGTACAACTGAATTCGCAAAGCCAGGCTTAGTATAACATATTACCCAGGCGGGTGTGAAACCTAAAGTGTTGCCATCATTTTGTTGACTTGTCATCCATAATGGTAACAATCTAAAATTATAGTTAGCACCTAAATCTTGTTCTACACGCTTGCGCATATTCTCTAAACTGTTTGGATATAATATTCTAGCATATCCCGGTGTCAGGCTAGTATAGAATGTAGGAACACCTTGTTGTAATAGTATGGGTAATCCTGTCTGAGTCAGTAAGTCATACTGTCTTAAGTTAGTGATCAACACTGCTTCTTGATTGAACATGTAACTTGTGTATATCTCTGTGCTACTCGCATACCAAGGTCCTAGATTCAAATCAATGAATCTTGGCCAGAATATCTCTTCGCTAACGCTTTCACTATATCTATAATCATAATCATAGTTAGGGTCATACTTTTGTAGATTATCGATGATAGTGCTATAGACTACTTCGTAAAGAATCTCACCGTTCTCATCTTTTGCTACTGCTGTCTTTAATTGACCTAATGTTATATTGCGCCAATAATGATTTTTCTTCACTGCTTCAGTATATTCTTTGAAATCACTAGAGTATATACCGTAAGCATGTGCATACACTACGCTATTCGCT